GCAGTATTTATTGAGATTAATGATGATGGCACATTAATTAAATCACCTCACACATATACATCTCAAAAAGATGCAAGTGATAAAATCTGGGATCTCTATTTATATCTGTATAATAAAAAAAACAATAAATAATTGAAAATATATTTTGTAATTAAAAGAATATTTGTATTTTAGCTATATAATTACAACGAAGTAGTTATAAAAACAAAACAAAAAAATGACAAATTTTACAAAATTAGAATCAGAAGTATTAGAAATTATTTCTTATGGTGATGATTATGAGGAAACTCCAACTGAATCTTTTGCTAATATTATGGATGAATTTAATGGAACAGAATCACAACTAAAAGGTGTTTTAACATCATTACAAAAAAAATCAAGCATTTGGCTTGGTGAATATCCAAATGGCATGACATCTTTTCATTTAAATGAAACACCACATTTATTTTTAAAAAATTAATATTATGAATTATATAAAAGAAATAAGAGATGGCAAACCAACAATGGTTTCTGTTTATGTAAAAAAAAGAGAGTTGATGAATGATATTGATATTTTAAAACATTATTATCCTAATAAAAAAAGAGAAATAGCATTGAAACAAATGGAAGTTGAATTAATTGACAAACTATTTTAAAACCTTATATAAAACCCAGGATTAGGTTCTAATGGATTAAGGTAATTAAAGGGGGTTTTTTAAACTCCCTTTTTTTTATGTAATTTTGTGGCATGACTAGAGCCAACAAAACCAACACTATAAAAAAGAAATTATTAGAAGCTCTTGAGCTTTCATTAGGTGTGGTTACAACAGCTTGCGAAAACGTAGGTTGTAACCGAGCAACCTATTATGATTATTACAATAAGGATGAAAAGTTTAAAGCAAAAGTTGATGAGTTACAAAATGTAGCTTTAGATTTTGCAGAGAGCCAACTGCATGAGCAAATAAGGGATGGCAATACAACAGCAACAATATTTCTACTAAAAACAAAAGGAAAAAAAAGAGGTTATGTTGAAAGGCAAGAAATACAACATGATGGCTCTATTGAAAGCAAACTAATTGAATGGACACCAGCCAAAGAAAAAGAATAAAAGAGTATTGCAACAAACAATTTTATGAAGCTGTAAATACCAAAGCTAGATTAAATATATGGCAAGGGGGAACGCGAAGTGGGAAAAGTTGGAGCTTAATGCAGTATTGTTTGTATTTAATGACTACTGAAAAGAAGCCGATAACTATTAGCATAGTTAGGAAAACATTACCAGCACTTAAAAGATCAGTTTTAAGGGATTTTCTACATATATCAAGGCAATTAGGTATTTACTGGAATGGGGTGCATAACAAGTCAGAAAACACATTTGAATTTAATGGGCATACACTAGAAATGTTTAGTGCTGATGATGCTCAGAAAATTAGAGGATCTGCAAGGGATATACTTTGGATTAATGAGGGCAATGAATTGTTTTTTGAAGATTACCAGCAATTGGTTATGCGAACCAGGAAAAAAATATTGATTGATTTTAACCCATCTGATCCAGTACATTATCTTTATGATCTAGCTGAGAGAGATGATGCAAACTTATTTATCTCAACATACAAAGACAATAAGTTTTTGCCTAAAGAGTTAGTTGATGAAATTGAAAGGATTAAAGAACGAGATCCAGATTATTGGCGAGTGTATGGTGAGGGACAAAGAGCTGTATTTAGTGAAAAGCAAATATTTAAAAATTGGAATTACATACCACATAAAGATTTTCCAGAATTAGATGATGAGGTGCTTGGATGTGATTTTGGATTTTCGCGTGACAATCTTGGGATTGTAAAAGTTGGTAAACATAATAACAGCTTATACATTCATGAGCTTATTTATAAAAAGGGCATGACAAACAGAGATATTGCTGAATTTATTAAAAAGCAAAAACTAGATGATATGCTAATGTATTGTGACAGTGCTGAGCCAAAAAGTATTGAGGAGCTTAGGCAAATGAGTATATGGGCAAAGGGTGCTGTAAAAGGTCAAGGCAGTATTAATGCTGGTATTAGCTTATTAAAAGAATTTGATATATATGTTAGTGAGGAATCAATGAATATTTTAAAAGAACAACAAAGCTATATTTATGATGAGCTAAAAGATGGCACTATAATCAATAAACCAAAATCTAACCAAGCGGACCATTTGCTTGATAGCATTCGATATTGTGTTTATAGTAGGTGGCGAAATAGAAATGATTTTTTTGTTGTATAATAAAAGAATTTATTATTTTGTATTTTTACATAAAATTTTAAATTAATGGCAACTTTCTTTGATAAATTTAAATCACTAATAAATACAAAATCCCAAAATACAAGTGAACAATACAACAGAGCTATTTATAATTGGCTCGGTAATACTATTGTTTGGAATACTGAAAATGATGAAACTTATATTAATGATGGTTATAGAAAAAATGCTACTATTTATTCTATTATAAACCTTATTACAAAGGCGGCATCTACAATTCCATATCACATATATGAAAAGGTTAATGATGGTGATTATAAAAGATATAAGGCATTATCAAGTGGCATTGGTGATCCTAATGTTATGATCAAAGCTCAGATGCTAAAGAAACACGCATTAGTTGAATTAGAGCATACAGAACTACATAAACTATTGGAACGACCAAACCCAGCTCAATCTTATTCATCTTGGATTACTGAAATGATTGCATTTGGTAAACTAACTGGCAACAGATACATTTATGGTATTGGTCCAGAAACTGGTGACAACATTAATAAATATACTGAGCTTTACATTATGCCCAGCCAGATTATGGAAATAAATTCTGGGGGTATAATGAAGCCAGTTGAATCATATACTATTGAATACAATGGCACATATCATATTCCAGCTGAACAGATGTGCCACATTAAAGATTTTAACCCATACTTTGATGGTACTGGTTCACATCTTTATGGTCAATCACCATTAAAAGCTGGTTTAAGATCAATGACTACTAACAATGAAGCAGTTGAAAGTGGTGTTAAGTTTCTGCAAAACCAAACTGCTAGAGGTTTATTAATGAGTGATGAGGGTGATTTAAATGAAGTGCAAGCTCAACAATTAAAAGATAAATTTAGAAAAGATCATCAAGGCAGTAAAAAAGCTGGTGATATTATTATTACACCAAAGAAATTATCTTGGGTTAATTTTGGATTGAATGCATCTGATATGAGTTTAATCGAGCAATACAATGCATCTATTAAGGACCTTTGTAATATCTATAATGTGCCAGTTGTATTATTAAACAATACAGAATCTAGCACCTATAATAACGTTAAAGAAGCTAAAAAAGCATTATATCAAAATTGTGTTATTCCAGAGCTTTTAAAAATACAAGATGAATTAAACAGATGGCTAGCTCCAATGTATGGTGATAATATTTGCATTGAATATGATTTTAGTGTAATACCAGAATTACAAGAAGAAACTGACAAAGTTGTTGATCAAATGTCTAAGGCATGGTGGCTAACTCCAAATGAAAAGAGAGCCGCAATGTCGTATGCACATGATGAGGATAATCCAATACTAGATGAGTATTATATACCAGCTAACTTAATTCCAGCATCTGGTAGTGATATTGATTTTGCAGATCCACAGCCATTAGCTGATGAGGATAGTAAAAAAAAAAATCCAATAAGTAATATTGAGGTCAAAGATAGCATTGAATTAAAAGCATCTTATAATGATTACCCACAAAGTGCTAGTAATAATGCTAAGCGAATGATTGATTGGCGAGAAAAATATGGCAGAGATGAGGTTACTGCTGGCACATCGGTTGGCTGGCAAAGAGCATCGAGTTTGTCAAAAAGGGAAAGTTTATCTGAAAGTACTGTTGCTAGAATGGCACAATTTAATAGGCACAGAGAGAATGCAACTATTGATCCCAAATTTAAAGATACCCCTTGGAAAGACAACGGATATGTAGCTTGGAATTTATGGGGTGGCACAAGTGGTGTTAACTGGGCAATAAAAAAAATAAAACAAATCAGAGATGAGTAATGTTAAATGGCGAGATGCATTTGAAAAGCAAAGGCAAATAACAGAAAAAAGAAATACATCAAGATTTACAAAATACTATCAAAGCCAATACAATAAAGGAGTTGATAATATTATAGCAACTGGATCAACTGACTACACATCATTATTTACAATAAGTTTTTTTAATAGATTATATCATGAGCTTTATGATGACACATCAATGCATTTTGCTAAATGGTATGCTAAAACTTTTGATAAATATTTAAAAAAAGGTGTTTCTAGTAAAGATTATATTACACAATGGCAATTAGCATTTGGTGTTTATGCTGATCGTGCCGCCGCTAGAAATGTAACTTTAGTTAGTGGAACTGCCAAAAAAACATTAATAAAAATTACACAAAGATTATTTAGAGATCCAGAGTTTGTAGCATTAGGAGCTGATGCAAAAGCGAGAATACTTAAAAGACAATTTAAAAAATATTCAAGGTACCAAGCATTAAGATTAGTTAGAACTGAAACAACAAGAGCCGCAAATTATGGAGTTGAGCAAAGTGCCTTAAGTGTTTTTCCTGGTGAGAATCTAATTAAGGAATGGTCAACATCTATTGATGGCAGAGAGAGAGATTGGCACGCACAAGCTAATGGGCAAAAAGTGCCAAACAAAGATTCTTTTATTGTTGGTGGTGAAGCCATTATGCGACCTGGTGAGGGATCTGCTTTAAATGTTGTTAATTGTAGATGCTCAGCAATATAC